AAAAGATAAGACTAAAGCAGCTATTAGTGGAGTAAGAGGTAGATTAGCTGGTCTTAAAAATGCTGTGTTTTCTTTAAAAGGAGCTTTTGTAGGTTTAGGTGCTGGTCTTGTAATTAAATCATTTGTATCAACTGGAAGAAGTGTTGAAGATTTACAAGTAAGATTAAAACAATTATTTGGAAGCACACAAGAGGGTGCAAAAGCATTTGATGTAATGGCTAAATTTGCTGGTAGAGTTCCTTTCTCACTAGAGCAAATTCAAGCAGCATCTGGTAATCTAGCAGTTGTAGCAGGAGACGCAGACAGACTATCTAAAATATTAGAGATTACTGGTAACGTAGCAGCAGTAACAGGAATAGATTTTAACGTAGCAGCAGAACAGATACAAAGATCATTTGCAGGTGGTATAGCAGCAGCAGACATCTTTAGAGAAAAAGGTGTTAGAGATATGCTTGGTTTTAAAGCTGGTGCAACAGTAACAGCAGAAGATACTATTAAAGCATTTGAAAAAGTATTTGCTAAAGGCGGTAGATTTGGAAATGCTACAGAAGAATTAGCAACTACATTTACTGGTACTTTATCAATGTTAGGCGATAAACTTTTTAACTTTAAAAAGAATGTTGCAGACGAACAATTTTTTGATGAACTTAAAAAATCATTTGCTGATCTTAACAAATTTATAGAGGATAATTCAGAAACTTTTGAAATGGTTGCTATTGCTATTGGTAAAACTTTAACAGTTGCAGTTAAAGCGTTTGCAGCAGCAGTAAGAGGAGTAGCATTTGCTATTCGTAAAGTAGTACAGGCATTAGAATTTATAACAGGCAAAGAATTTAAAAGAGCTATTGACAATGTTCCTGATGCAATAGGTAGAGGAGCAAAAGCAGCAGATCAAAAACTAAATACAGCTCTTGTTAAAACAAAAACAATATTAGAACAAATAGCAGAATTAAATGATAAAACTCTTAAAAAACTTACCAATGTCGCAGAACAATTATTTTCTCTTATAGACAGTAGCATTAAATCTATATCTAAAAGTATTGCTGAAAGTATAGTATTAGGCAAAAATTTAGCAGATGCTTTTAGAGGTTTTTTACAACAAATATTAATTAAAGTATTATCAACAATGATTGAGATTGCAGCTAAAATTGCACTACAAGTGTTTTTAGAAAAAACACAATTTCAACAAGTCTTAAAACGATATGGTTTAGAACTTAAAATTCTTGATACAATAAGAAAACAAAACGCAGCAAAAAGAGGATCATCTTCTAATTTAGGAACAGCATTAAATATTGCATCTATGTTTTTTAGTAAAGGTGGAGCTGTATCAAAAGGCAGACCAACTATTGTAGGAGAACGTGGTCCAGAATTATTTGTACCTAATCAAACAGGACAAATTACACAATCTGCTAGAGGTGTTGGTGGCAGTCCTGTTAATGTTAATTTTACAGTTAATGCTATTGACACAAGAGGATTCCAAGAAGCATTAATACAAAACAGAGGAACAATATCTAATATTATTAACCAAGCTGTAAATGAGAGAGGAGCTAAAAACTTAATCTAATGAGTGGTGCATTTCCAATATCAAGTGCTAAATTTGAAACAATGGGCTTCAAGTCTATACAAAATACTATTATCTCAAAATCAGATAGTGGAAAAAGATTAGCAAGACAAGTAGATGGACAACGATGGGGATTTACAGTTTCTATTATTACAGGAACTAGATCAAGTGTTTATGGAGAGCTAATGGCTTTTATTGTTAAACAAAGAAGTGGTAAAGAAACTTTTACAATTGTTCCTCCAGAAATAGAAGATGCAAGAGGAAGTGAAACAGGAAGTGTTTTAGTTAATGGCAATCAAACAGCAGGAGATACAACGATTGCAATGGATGGATTCGCAGGCGATGGTGCAGGTAGATTTAAAGCGGGAGACTTAATTAAGTTTGCCTCGCACACTAAAGTTTATATGGTGGTTAGCGATGTTACATCTTCAAGTAATGCTGCAACAGTTACAATAGAACCACCATTAGTTGCTGACATAGCAGACGATTCAGGAGTTACTTATGATGATGTTGCTATAACAGTTTATTTAACAAGTGATATACAGGAGTTTGGTTCTGTTGGTGCAGATAAGGATGGTAATATATTATACAAGTTTGAGTTTGATGTTGAAGAAGCGTTATAATGAAATATTTAATAAAACATTGGATCAATGTAGATATGATAGCAGAAGAGGTTATTGATGAAAAAGAAATTAATATTAAAACAAACAATTTGGGTATATATGAAACACCATCTCAAAATGCCAAGTATATTGTAAATGGAGATTTTAAAGTAAAACGGAGAACATACGAGCAACATGACAAGAAGTCTAACATCAGCAGTAAAGACGGAACTAGCAACAAGTGAGCTACGACCAGTACATCTTATTACTATCAGCTTTGGCACTCCTGTTAATATTACAGACTGTTCTTTCAGTTTAACATCTTCTGTATCAGGCTCATCAGTTACATATACCAAATCAAGTTTTATTATGGGTATCTCTAATTTTTCAGAAGAAACAGATATAACAAAACAATCATTAGACTTTACATTATCAGGAGCAGATCAAACTTTTATATCAACTGTATTAAATGAAAATGTGGTTAATGATGCTTTTACTATGTATAGAGGTTTTCTTAATGATAGTAATGCTTTGATAGCTGATCCTTTTTTAATTTACAAAGGCACAATAGATACATTTAATATAAGTGAAACAGAAACAGCGTCTAGTGTTAATTTAAGAATTGTATCTCATTGGGCAGACTTTGAAAAAACAAATGGTCGTAAAACAAACAACACATCACAGCAAAGATTTTTTAGTGCTGATGTAGGTATGAATTTTTCTAGTCAAACAGTACAAGATATTAAGTGGGGTAGAGCATAATGGGTTTTGGCGGTATTGGAAGAATTTTTAGAAGTGTTACAAAAATAATTACTGCTCCAATTAAAATATTAACAAAAGCATTTTCTTGGTTATCTCCTAAAGTAGATATACCTGATTTTGGAACAACAGATTTTGATGATTTTGAAAAAGGTATATTAATAAATAAACAATCTAACGATGCTTCTATACCTGTTATCTATGGTACAAGATTGGTTGGCGGAACAAGAGTATTTATGGAAACGTCAGGAACAGATAATACTTATTTATATATGGCTATTGTTCTTGGAGAGGGAGAAATAAATGATATTACAGAAATAAAAGTTGATGACAAAGCTATAACATGGTCAGGAGATTTAGCTGATAATACACAAAGAACAGTAGGAAGTGGCGATGGTAATTTTTACAAAGATAGTGCTAGTTTAATTACAGTAGAACCTCATTATGGTTCTGACTCACAATCTGCATCTACACTACTATCAACATTATCTAGTTGGGGATCAAACCATAGATTAAGAGGTATTGCATATTTAGCTTTAAGATTTACTTGGAATCAAGATGCTTTTTCAAGCATACCAAAAGTACAAGCGGTAGTGCAAGGTAAAAAAGTAGTAGCTTATAATTCAAGTTCAGTTGCACAGACAGCAGCTTTTTCTGCTAACCCAGCATGGTGTTTATTAGATTATTTAACTAACGAAAGATATGGCAAAGGTTTAGCAATAACAGACATTGACATTCCAAGTTTTTATACTGCATCAACTGTGGCTGATACTAATGTTACTCCATATTCAGGTGGTTCAGATATAAATATTTTTGACACAAATGCAGTATTAGATACATCACAAAAAGTTTTAGAAAATGTAAGAGAACTATTAAAAGGTTGCAGAGGTTATTTACCATTTACAGAGGGTAAATATAATTTAATTATTGAGACAACTGGTTCTGCTTCTATTACATTAACAGAAGATGATATTATTGGTGGTTACTCACTACAAAGTGAAGATAAAGGTAATAAATATAACAGAGTAATTTGTAGCTTTGTCAATCCTGCTAGGAACTACCAAGTTGATGAAGTGCAATTTCCTCCAATAGACGATAGTGGTCTTACAAGTGCTGACCAACACGCAACAATGAAAACTGCTGATGGTGGTTTTTTATTAGAGGGTAGATTTGATTTTAAAACATTAACATCTCCTTACCAAGCAGAAGAGATGGCAGAAATTATATTAAGAAGATCAAGAGAAGCATTAAAATTAAATATTACTTGTGGTGGAGATGCTTATGATTTAGCGATTGCAGATATAGTAGCAGTAACACATAGCTCATTAGGATTTAGTGCAAAAAACTTTAGAGTTGTTTCAATGACATTTAACGAAGATTACACAGTTACTTTATCTTTAGTTGAACACCAAGATTCACACTACACATGGGCTAGTAAAACAGTTGTAGCATCAACACCAAGCACATCATTACCAAATCCATTTAGTGTAGTAGCACCAGCATCAGTTACATTAACAGATGAATTAGTAGAGTATTCTGACGGAACAGTAATAACAAGATTAAATGTGTTAGTAGGAGCTAGTACAGACCAATTTGTGCAATACTATCAAGTAGAAGCAAAACAAACATCAGAAAGTGATTTTAAAATATTAGGTAAAGGTACACAATTAAATTATGAAATGCTTAACGTAGTAGATGATGTAGAATATACAGTAAGAGTTAAAAGTATTAATGCACTAGGAATATCATCAACTTATACATCAAATACAAGAACAATAGTTGGTGCAACAGAAACACCAGCAGACGTATCTACATTAGCAGTATCATTAGTAGGTTCTGACTCCTTGCAATTACAATGGACACCTGTTGATGATTTAGACATAAGTTTTTACTCTATACGTTATCAAGATGTAACAAGCGGAGCTAGTTGGAACGCATCTACAAACTTAATACAAGTAGCAAGAAGAAAATCTAATAGTGTTACAATCAATGCTAGAACAGGTGCTTTTTTAATTAAAGCAGTAGATAAGTTAGGAAACGAATCAGATAATGAAACTATTGTTTATAGTAATATATCAGGACTAGAACATTACTCTGCACCTATATCTACCATAAACGAAGAAACTACGTTTAGCGGAACTTTTGATACTAATTGTGTTAAAGGGATGAATAGTGATGATGCAGAAATAGCAACATTAGATACAATTACATTTTTTGATTCTACAGTAGGTAATTTTGATAGTGCAGAGGGAGACTTTGATTTAGGTGGTACAGACACAACATCGAATCCAACAAACAATACAGCTAACATAGAATCATCAGGATTTTATATAGGTGGCAATAGCGTATCTTTAGATGCTATTTATGATGCTACATTTCAAACTACGATTGATATGATAGCAAACGATTTATACGATTTATTTGACGCTGGAAGAGGAGCTACTTTATTTGACGATGCTCCTGGTCCTTTTGATGGATCATCAGGTACACAATGTAATGCTTTTTTACAAGCAGGTTCTAGTACAAGTTCATTAGATGCTATATCTACTTTTACAGATATTTCACAACAAGCTACGATTAAAGGTAGATATTTTAAATTTAGATTGAAATTAACAAGTGATGATAATAAATCAAGACCAGAGGTAAGCAAAATGCAAATTAAACTTGTTTTAGAAAAACGATTTGAAAGTGAAGAAGATGTAGTATCAGGTGCAGGTGCAAAAGCAATTACTTATGATAGTGCTTTTTATGCTTCTCCAGCAATAGGTATAGCTGCACAAAACATGGCAACTGGAGATTTTTATGGTATAACAAGTAAAACAAAGACAGGATTTACTATTACTTTTTACAATAGTTCAGGGTCGGAACAAAACCGAACTTTTGATTATGTTGCAAAAGGTTTTGGTTTGAAATCTACAAGTTAATGATATAAAAGGAGAATAGGTAAAATATGAGTACAGTATCAGATTATAGTTTAGCAAATCAGGGTTTTAGTGCATTTCGTACAGAATTAAATAATATATTAGGTGCAATAAATACCCACAATTTAAGCACATCAGCTCCAAGCAGTTTAGCTGCTGGAAGTATATGGGTAGATTCTAGTTCAGCAGGAACACACACACTTAAATATTATGACGGATCAGACAGTATTACACTTTGTGACATTAACACATCAGCAAACACAGTAAATTTTATAGATTCAACAGTAGCATCAGATTTAGTAAATGACAGCTCTCCACAATTAGGAGCAAATTTAGATACCAATTCTTTTAACATTTTAATTGATGATGCACACTTTATTGCTGACGAAAATGGAAACGAACAAATAATATTTCAAACAACATCATCAGCAGTAAATCAATTTGACATTACAAACGCAGCTACATCAAACAATCCAATATTTGAAGCAACAGGTGGAGACTCTAATGTTGGTATTGATCTTAAACCAAAAGGTACTGGAGAAGTAGTTATAGGAACAGGAGCAGCAGCAGCTACTGTAACTTCTAAAGGTGCTTTTGATTTAGTTTTAGATACAAACGAGGGAACAAACTCTGGAAAAATAACTATTGTTGATGCAGCAAATGGAAACATTCAATTAACACCAAATGGAACTGGATATACAGAACTTGTAGGAAATACAAATCCAGGTGCAATAAGATTTAACTGTGAAAATAATTCACATGGTGTAACAATTAAAGGACCAGCACACTCATCTTCAGCAACATACACATTAACTTTACCAACATCAGATGGTAATGCTGACGAAGTTTTAAAAACTGACGGATCAGGAGTTTTATCATGGGGTGTTGCAGCAGGTGGTACATCTTGGCAAACAATTAAAACATCAGGATTTACAGCAGCAGCAGGAGAGGGATATTTTTGTAATACAACATCAGGAGCTTTTACAGCAACATTACCTGCTTCTCCATCGTTAGGAGATGAGGTTACTCTTGTTGATTATGGAGGAACTTTTGACACTAACAATTTAACAGTAGGTAGAAATAGTAAACCAATTATGGGTACTGCTGAAGATTTAACTGTTGCTGTAGAACGAGCAGGATTAACATTAGTCTTTGTAGATGACACGAATGGTTGGCTATTAAAAGATAAGTAATGGCTAATTATAAAAAGATAAGTGGACAAGCAGTAAAATGCTATGACAGCGATCCACCTACAGCTTCTCCGTCAGCTTGGGAAGGTCAATTATATTACAATACAGGAGATGGACAATTTAAATATCAAACTTTAGGTGTTGGTTCTTGGTCATCTGGTGGAACAAAAAATACAATTATAAATGATGGTACTGGTTCAGGGTCTAATACAGCAGGTCTGGCATTTGGTGGAGTTGCACCTCCAGGCATTACAGCAGATACTGAAACTTATAATGGTACTGCTTGGACAGAAGTTAATAATTTAAATGCAGGAAGAAGAAGTCTCACAGGTACTGGAAGTCAAACAGCATCTCTTGCTATAGCAGGAGGAGAAGCTGGAAGTTTTACTGCTGCAACAGAAAAATGGGATGGAACTAATTG